GTTACCTTTTACGTCAAACATATGCCCCGAATACGCTATCGCAGCGCCGTTCTTTTGCTCCCAAACAGTTATAGATGTTTCGCTAGAATTATTGTGTTCTAGCTGCAACGTAACGTCAAACTTGTATACACCGGGATTTTGTACGTTTATTCGGCTGTTGCTAGATAACGTAACGGCGCTGTTATAAGAAGTGTTGTTAAATGTAACCGCGTACCCTGTGTTCGTAGACGAAGCCGTTTGGTCCTGCGTGCTGTAAAACGCTGCACAAGGGTTATATAAAAACTTGCCGCCAACATCAGTGCTGAGTAATGTATTTACCGCATTGGTAAAGCGGTTGAAAAACAAACGTAGCACGTTGCTGTTCTGGTCCATGTACGGACGATTATACTCCTCCGTTGCTAGGGGAAGCGCAGGTGGTACTACCTTGTCGATCTCACTAGGCACTACCGCCTCCCATCAGGTCGAATATCTAAACGAGGAGTACCCAACTGCCACATAACACCTTGCCCTGTTGACTCTATCTTTAGGACCATCTGCCTACCACGAACCCGTACATACAACTCACCAGTAAACTGTTCTACAGGCGCAGTAGCAGTGCGTGTTACAGTGCCTTCACTATTCCCGCCCTCGGATAGAGGAGAATTAAATCCTGAACCTGCATTTTTCATCGGCTGCAATGTAAACGTAGCCGCGGGCTGTGCGCTTGTAGAACCCTCAAAAGTCATATCAGGAAGCACGCGGTTAATTAAAGAAAACCTATTATCCTCAGAGAGGTCAAACTGAGATGAAGATATAGTAGCAGTTATCGCAGTGTTTGCACCGACTTCGTTATCGTCGATACCATCTTCGTGGTTAACAAGATTGTTGGAGTATGTAGCTGCGAGCGGGAAATTACGTAGCCCAGAATCTAGCCATGCAGTGCGCTTCAAAGAACCGTAGTACCAAGTATCTTCCAAGTAATTATATATAGCATACCTGTCTATCTCTGTTTCCCCTGTTGAACAGTAGAACCACCATATTTCATGGTATGCTTCGTTAGTACCCGCAAAGAATTGATCGTACTGCAGATTATTAAGATCATTAAATATATGACGTTTTATATCGCAGCGGAGAGGTTGCGTGCGCCCATCATATTTATAAAACTTGTCTTTACCCATCCAGTAAGCAACGCCGTTGGCAAAAGCTACACTGTTCTGAGACGCTATAGATATGTTACTCCCAACAAGCTGTGCCGACCAAACTACAGGAGCACCTACATACTGCATGGAATAAAGCGCAGCATCAGTCCAAACCAAGACTTCCTGTCGAGCCTGTTCTGCAGCTATGATCTCAGCACCGCGAGACAACGTAAGAAACCCTGCCTGCGACGTAGCAGCGGGCGTCCAATCTACTGCACTGCCTTGGTCTGACCACCGCACCAGCATTGGGTTAACTGTGGCGCTGCCAAACTCGTTAGCTCCAAAAGCAAACACAAAACGATTAATATCGGATACTAATATTAGGTTCTGAGTAGTAGGGGTGTTAGATGCTCCACCCAAAGAGGATAAAGCCACTCCACGGACAAATACACTGCCACTAGCATCCCAGTAATATATACCCCCACCACGCACTGCAAAAATCAAATCCTCACCAAAGTTAGCTTGGCTCCACAGGCGGAGAGGTTCAGTAGAAGCGACTCCATTACCCCACGTACCGCCGCCCCATGTACCTGCCCCCCACCCAGTCTGAGGAACTGCTGTTATTTGACCTGTAGTTATTTGGTAGGCTGCTGTTACAGAGCCACCCCCATTACCTGTGTCTGAAGAGTTAGCTGTAGCAGACACTTCTATTGTATAAACATTACCACCTGTAACTTCGACTATTTGGTGTTCCGTGTTTAGCACCTCGGCGGTTATGTTTCCCCCAAGAGAAGCCGCACCACTAATTGTGACAAAATCATTTACTGACGCGCCATTGCTGTTGTCTGTTACTGTTATGATGGCACTGCCGTTAGTAGCGGCAAAGGTGGCTGCATTCGTGGTAGTAGTGCGAATTGGGGTTATGTCATTATAGGCACCCCCTTGCTCCAGATAGAACTTTAAATTAGTGCCCACACCTACGATATTAACCCCTGAAAGAGTGGCCCAGTTCCATAGAGAGCGGCAAATACCTTGAAATGTGTAGGTAGATATCCTGTTCCACCCACCAATTTTTTCGGGGAACCCCTGACGAAAACGAACTTTGTCACCGCTATACCAACCATTATTTGAAGAATAGCTTGTACGCTCTTCGTTAATACCGGGTTTAAAAAGTAGTTTTTGGAAGGGCATGTTGCACCTATACGGTTTCTGCGAACAACGGAGGAAATGTAGTAACGCTTATTGATACATGTTGTTTTAGGTTCAAAGGCAACCCGCAATCGGCGCACTTGTCTGCTGATAACTCGGATTCATCTAAGTCATAACCACAACGTTCGCATACTTGATGTATGACGTGTGCAGGGTCTATATCCCCGTTAGCTGAAGTTGTAGGTTCGTTTTCTATACGCATATTTTTACCCTTTTTGAAAATGCGGCATGTCTACAAACGGTGTGCGGTCCTGCGACACCCGTAACTTAACGTAATCATTGTACGCCTCTAACATCGTACCATCCCAGTCTAGGATATTGTCGATATGCCAAGCGCCGCCCCATTTAAGCTGCTTGATGCCCATGTCCTTGGCGGTTTTTACAATCGCGTCACCTACATCGTCGTAAAACTTTAGCTCCCAGCAAACTCTAGGCCCAAGAAAAACCATAAAGTCGAAAGCCATTCCATCCAGATGTTTGCTTTTCATAGTCTTCGATGCACCAGAATCCACGAGTGCGCGTTGCTCTTCTATGGTTCTCAACCCTCCAAGGTTGGGAATACCAAAATCATACGGCGTATTGTGTATAGCCGTGCGGACCAGTGTGTATAGCTCTTCGTCAATACCGTCGATACGATCCAAACTACGCTGGCTTAATTTAAAGTTACCCATGTTACTTCCTCTTAAAGAAGGCTTGCGCCCCGCGCACACCAAAACTGGCTGAAATTGCAATTCCAAGGCTGTAAAAATACCAGTCCGGAGCTTTGGAAAGCTGCGCAAACCCACGGTCAACCCAACCTTCTGCGCCCGGAATCCAGCATAAAATCAATGGAATAGACAGAATTACTACGAACCATTCGTCTTTCCAACTTGATTTAGCACCCTCTGCCATGATGCGCTCCCAATCGGCAACGCTTGTTTTCTCTGACAACAATATCTGGGCTTTCGCCTTCGCCTCAGTTAGCTTTAGCTCCGCAGCGGCAGCGTTCTTATCAGCCTTACCTTGTAGCCACGATCCAGCAAGATTGGCTATCGGTCCCAGTGCAGCGGTAAAGATACTCATTTCTCTGAACTCAACCAAACAGCTATTGTGCCTGTCATAGCACCGCTAACAACACTAATCATAGCGCTCTGTTGAGTGCTTAAATCATCAAGTGTCATCCCCCAATTAATTACTCGGATGTACATGACCATCATCACAAACATCATAATCCGAGGCATCAGCCTATATTGCAGGATCTTTTCAAAGGTATTTGACATGTTACACCTCTATGTTTAACTTAACGCGTTACGCTGAAACCTACCATAGGCTTATAGTAATTCCAACTGTTGCTTTCTTATGCTTCTATATACGCCCCTGCTTGGCTAAAATAATAACAACAGTGATCCCAAGCATTATAGACACGATTACTATGGACCCCCCGTAAATAATAAACCTCTCCGCAAACTTTTGCTTGCGTTTCTTTTCCGCTTCTAGCTTTGCTTTGCGATCCTTCCTAGCTTGAACACGTATAGCTTGTAATTCACCCCACGCACTAAAACCTCTGGTTGCAATAACGATCTGGCGGAGTTCCTCCTCGGCATCCTTGGCCCTTTGTAAGTTTACAAACGTCTCCATCGCATTTTCATCCGACCCTGAGAACAGGCTATTTTTCTTTCTTTCATGTGCTGCACGTAAATCATCAACGCCATCGAAAAACTCACCAATTTGTTTAGTGACGTTAACGAGTTCCTTACCCGCAGAAACAGCGGACTTTACCGCCGCTAGTGCTGTAAATGGATCTATCATACACGTTCACCTACCTTGGCCCAAATGGGGCATCCACTATTGTAAGGCACACGTATAACGTGGGGGTAATGATAATAAAATTTAGACACCTCTCTGGGGCATCTATAAACGCAGGCGGTGTATAACGCGCCGTATGTGTGTACCCCTACCAACATAGCAGTAAGCGCACATAACATGTTATCGCTCCAT